CCCAGTGCGCAAAGTAATAAATTTGTTACTTTGTATTTTATCTTTATTATCTTTATTATTTTTATTGTTAACATATTCTTTTATTGCTTTAAGAGTAAGAAATTCTAAATCGCTAAAACGATATTTACGCGGTGTTCCATTACCTAAAATATCACTGGACCACTTGTCGCAAGTGTTGTCATTATAACTTATTTTAACTGATAATTTATCGCCATTTTTTAATTTAGCTATTTCAATAGATTGTAAGTTTTGCATATTTTGTTTTATTAAGTTAATATTAGAAATAAAATAAATTCATTTCATAAAACATAGAATAAAACACTAAATTAATAATAGCAAGCGAATAGATGAATTATTTTAAAGATTGTTCAAAATGAGATAAGGTTAGAGAGACAAGGGCTTGCGGGACTATTAAAAGATAATAACAAAAAAAAGATTAAAAATAGTTTGTGAATAAAATGTTTTAGAATGTGATTAAATTAGTGGATTATTAGAAGTTAATAAGAGTTAATTTGGGGAAAATGATGTCAAGAAATATCTTAATAAAATAAAAAAAAAGTTTAGATTGTATCAAAATAAATTGAGTGTTGAGAGAGTAAGATAAAAACCCTTTAATTGTCTTTAGAGATTAGAGGGAGTAAAGAGAAAAAATAAATTGACAAAGTAAAATCATGTGATAGGATACAAAAAAACAAAAACAAAATAAATAAACTAACTAAAAGAAGTTAGTTAAACAAAAGAAAAAATAAAAAGCTCTTTCTTAATTGTGTTTGATATTTCTTTTTTTTGCTTACTTTTTTTTCTTTAAATTTAGTAAAATTAGCATTTGCTAGTATTAGTTATAAATTAAGTTTACATAATCTTTTACAAGAAATCTATTGACAAAAGAAGTTTACATAATTAATTTTAAGAAATTGTGAGAGTGATAAGACTTATTATTATCAATACAAATAATTGATTGTGAATGTGTAATAAATTATTATTGATATTTGTTAATTATAAATAAAAGTTTTATCTCACTCTAAATATCACGCACGCGCGTTATCTAATTTGTAAAAAAATGCATGATTTAAAAGAAATAAAAAAAAAGGAATTATCTAAATCTGATTCATTTACATTATTATCTAATAATCTTGAATATGTGCTAAATCAAATTAGTAAAAATGTCTCTTACGCATCACTTGCAAAAGAATTTAATATTAATGTAGCAAATCTTTGCTTCTTTCTTAATCAAGATGAGGTGCGCCAAAAAAAAGAGGTCGCTTTACAAATAGCATCTTATAAAATAATCGACGAAGCTAAAGAATATCTTGAATCAATAGACGCTGATGACACTAACGCAAGTGTGCGCAAGAAGTGCGAATTATCACAATTTGCTACTTATATCGCAAAAGTAAAGAATCGCAAAGAATTTGATTTAAATTATAAATCTAACGATTTAGAGCGAATAGAACCCGTTGCGTTTAATATAACTTTAACTAATAAATAATCTTGGAAGTATCACTTCACAAACGCCAATCTGATTGCTTCACATCTACAGCCACTGAGATTCTCTACGGTGGAGCGGCTGGAGGGGGTAAATCTCACGCAATGAGAATTATTGCAATCTTTTATGCTCTTAGTGTCTCAAATATTCAAATTTACTTGTTTCGTCGATTGTCTGAAGATCTTAAAAAGAATCATTTAGACGGCTCAAGCGGGTTTACTAGTCTATTAAGTGAATATATCGATTCTGGTTTTTGTCGAATAAATGCATCAACCGCACAAATTATATTTAAAAACGGGTCTAAAATCAATCTCTGTCATTGTCAATACGATAAAGATGTCTTGAAATATCTAGGTGTTGAAATTAACTTGCTTCTAATAGATGAACTTACAACTTTTAGCGAACATATTTATAAATTTCTTAGAAGTCGTGTAAGGTTGGGCGGTTTAAAAATTCCCGATAGTCTTAAACAAACATTGCCTAAAATTATCGCTTCTAGTAATCCGGGCGGGGTTGGTCATGAGTTTGTTAAATCTTATTTTATCGAAAATAAAGAGCCAATAAAACTTTACAGAATGCCAAAAGAAGATGGCGGAATGCTTCGGCAATTCATACCTGCCAAGCTCTCAGACAATCCAACAATGACAGAAAATGACCCTTTATATGCTGAGAAACTTTTAGGACTTGGTGGAGCGTTAGCAAAAGCAATGTTAGAAGGTGATTGGGACGCTATTGAGGGGGCTTATTTCGATACATTTGATGCTTCAAAACATGTGTTAGATTATGTAAATATTCCCCACGATTGGTTTAAGATTCGTGCATTTGATTGGGGCTATTCTAAACCCTTCTGCGTGCTTTGGGGTGCGGTGTCGGACGGATCACTTGTTGATTGTGGCGGTATAAAGCGAAGCTTTCCAAGAGGTGCGATTATTATTTATCGTGAGTTTTACGGTTGCACGGGCAAAGCAAACGAAGGCTTAAAAATGGGAAGTGCTGAGATTGCTAAAACAATAAAAGAATTACAAATGGGCGAAAAAATGGATGATATGAGAGCTGACCCCGCAATATTCGATGTTTCAAGCGGTCAATCAATAGCCAATCAGTTTGAAGCTCAAAACATTAGTTGGCTACCAGCTGACAATAAAAGGGTTGCTGGTTGGCAACAAATAAGAGCTAGACTATCTAACAATGAAGATGGAAAGCCTTTATTATACATTACTAAGAATTGCCGTAATTTACTTAGAACATTGCCGTTAATGCAATATGATAAAAGTAAACCCGAAGATTTAAACACTGAGATGGAAGACCACGCCGTTGACACTTTAAGATATTTATGCATGACAAGACCCGTTGTCGTGGAGATTAAAAAACCAATGACAATGCAAGAATCGATGGATTATCAACTTCAAGTGCAAAGATTAATTGATGACATAAAGAAGGAAAATCTACTATTGACAAATAAAAATAAATAAATATTATAAAAAATATGAGCATGAACCAAATCGAAACACAAGACGAATTAACTACAGCAAAAGGCGAACGGGCTCTAGTCGAAATTTGGAAACGTGAAATTGACAATGCTAAAAAATATCACGAAAAAACCAAAGAGACCGCCAAGAAGTATCAAGAAATTTATGAGTCCGAAGAGTCTGAACAAACAAAAGCTGAAATTAATAATCAATTCCCAATCTTTTGGAGTAATACGCAGGTTTTACGCCCACTTCTTTTTAGTAAACTTCCAAAAATTAACATAACTCAAGCAAATTACAACAACAACGAAATTGCTAGAATTGGAAGCGAACTAATTGAAAGATTATTGACTTATCTATTAAAAGAATCTGATGCTGAAAATCAAATTGAAAAAATTAGAGATACTTTTTTAGTTCAAGGCATTGGCATTCCCCGCATTGTGTTTGTTCCACCTGAGCCAATTGAAATTAAAATTAAAAAGAAAAAAGAAAAGCCAGAAACTGAAGATAAAAACGAAGATGAAGATGATTATAATGAAGATGAATCATCAACTAAAAATACTTCTGAAGATATGGCGGAAGGAGAAGCCTCTGACATGGAAGAAGAATCAATTTATGATGTTGATGAATCTAAAAAATCATTTAAAATAGAGTTCGTTGATTATCAAGATTTTCTTAAATCAACTGAAAAAGAGTGGGACAAATTGCGTTGGATTGCTTTTAAAAAATATTACTCTCGAAGGGAGTTAATTGAATATTTTGGCAAGAAAGGCGAAACAGTTCCAATGACTAACAAAAAATATGAATATCTTGGAGAAGAAACCGAAGATTTATATAAACTTTGTGAAGTCTGGGAAATCTGGGACAAAGAAAATAAAATTTGCCATGACATTACCTTTGCAGGCGATGGTTCTGTTTTAAAAACTGAAAAAGATGGATATAATTTAAAGAATTTCTTTCCCATACCTATGCCGATGGGTCTTAACGAATCTAAAAGATTATTACCTTGCCCGCTTTATGGCAAATATAAACATTTAGCCAATGATTTAAGCGATGTTCATGATAGAATTGCAAGCTTAGTTAAACAAGCTAAATTTACTGGCGCTTATACTTCATTTGCTGAACAAAGCGATGTTGAAAATATAATGAATGGTGATGATGGCGAATTTAAACCACTTAAAACAAATTCCAATATTGATGACGCTAGAAAACTTATTGTATTTAAGCCATTAACTGAAATTGCTAACACTATCACAGTTCTAAGACAAGAAAAACTTGCTTTAAAAAACGATATTCAAGAAATTACGGGGTTAAGCGATATTGTTAGGGGTTATTCAATAGCTTCTGAAACGGCAACGGCTCAACAACTTAAGGGTAATTTTGCAATTAGTCGAATCCAACCGCTACAAAAAGAAGTTGAGTTTACTATTAGAGACACATTAAGACTTTTAGCTGAGTTAGCCGTTGAAAAACTTTCTATTAATGAATTAATGGAAATTACGGGCTTAATTTTACATGATGTTGAAGCAATTGGACAAGCAACACAAGAAAAACTTAATGCACAAGTTCAAGAAGCAATTTCAATGATAAAACCAGAAGATCCGCAATATCAAGAAAAAATTCAAGCTTTACATGAACAAGCAAGTGCGGGTTATGACAAAACCATGGCTAAAATTAAAGAAGATTTAAAAGGTTATGCCATTGAATATAGAAAACTCAAGGATTTAGAAAAATTGTTAAAATCTGACAAGTTAAGATGCGTAAATATTGATATTGAAACTGATTCAACTATTAAAATTGACCAAAACCAAGAAAAACAAGATAGAGTTGCATATATTCAAACAATATCGGGTATGGTTCAAGCTATGGCTCCAGTTGTTCAAAGTGGTGTTGTTTCAAAAGAAGCTTTAAATGAGTTTATTATATTTGCTTCTAAACCTTTTAAAGTAGGTCGCAATCTTGAGAATTTCCTAAGAAGTAATGAAGATGACAATAAACCAGATGCTCAAGAAATGATGGCTCAAATGGAAATGGAAATGAGACATAAAGAAATGGAAATGAAACAAATGGAATTGCAAATAAAACAACAAGAATCAATGGGCAAACTTCAAATTGAACAACAAAAAGTTGATGTCGAAAAAGCTAGATTATTAAATCAACAAAACGAATTTGAACAAAACTTAGAATTCAATGATGTTAATAAACAAGCTGATAGAGAATCAAAAAGACTTGATTTAAAAGTAAAAGCTGGAACGGAAATTGTTAATGAACAAATCCGAAATGCTAACCAACCAACGAAAATTTAATAAAATTATGAAAAAAGGTTTGTACGCTAATATTCACGCCAAAAAAGAAAGAATTAAAGCGGGTTCTGGCGAAAAAATGAGAAAAGTAGGAACAAAAGGAGCTCCTACTGCTAAAAATTTTAAAGAAGCTAAAAAAACTGCTAAAAAATAAATATGCCAAAAAAATCTGTTAGTTTAAGTTTAGGCA